TGGCCGCGATTGGTGCTTTGCGCGGTGCCCAAGTCACCCGTCGCACCGAGGCCAAGATCTCCGCCCCAGAAATGATCGATATCGGTGAGGAATGGCACTTCTGCTCCTTACTGCACGACGCCGCCGAGGCCGGATCCGCCGCTATTGAGGTGCTTATGGGTTTCGTCGATGCGACGCCCGTTGGCCGTCACCTGGCCGTTGAAGGCGAAGTCGCCGTTGTGTGTCCACGTACCCGTGGACGCGATGGTGCCGTCACCGTTGAGCGCGACCATTGCCCCCTTCCCGTCACTGAATGTCGCCTTGCCGTCGTTGGTGAGCTTCCACGAGGCGCCGAGCTTGTGGACCAGCCAGACCTCGCCCGCTGGAACCGGAAGCGGAACGTCGTCGTCGTTGAAGAGAGATCCACCGGCTATGCCAGCGTCCTGAGCGCCATCCTGAAACTCAACGGTGATCTGGTCGCCGACGTTCGGCGCGGCGTAGATGCCGAAGCCGTTCCCTACCTGCAGCGCGCGCAGCGGAATCCAGCCGGTCTCGACGTCATCGGGAGGGAATTGCACCTTCACCGCATACCGGTTCGGGTCGTAGCCGCTGACCAGACCGATGCGCGTGCTTGCCTTTCCCTGCCCGGCCGCCGAGGCGATGCCGCGCACTGCGTTGGTGAGGCGTGAGGTGCTCATGGTACGAGGCTGGTGTCCTGGGAATGGTTCTTGCCGCTGAGGTCCATCGTGAAGCCGCCGCCGTTGGACATGGAGCGCGCCACGCTGTCGACGTAGTAGAGCTGGTCGAACGCAGTGCCGGTGCCGCTGACCTTCACCATGCTCGTGCTGCTCGTCTCGAGGTCGGCAGGCATCGACGCGTTGAAGCGCATCTCGTGCCTGATGATCTCGTTGTAGAGCGCCTGCGCTCGCTGAAGCGCCTGTTCCTGCGTCAGGTTGCCGATGACGTAGGAATAGACCTGCGCGGGGGACGACGCACTGCCAGGCTTGATGCCCTTGGCGTGGCTCGTCGGGTAGGTCGCCGTGAAGCCCTTCTTCTGCTTCTGGTTCCAGGAGCGAACCTGCACGATGACGCCCTTGCCGACCGTCAGCGTCCGCTGGAAGCCGATCCGTGCGATCGGAGCGCGGTGGAATCCGTATTCGTCGTCCGGCTCCTCCCACTCGATTTCGAGAGGAACGACGTCCGCCGGATCCGGCTTTGGCTCGAAGTGCAGCTCGTCGCCCTTCACGTAGACGACGAAGCCTTCCTGAGTGGCGAGCCACGTCAGCAGCTCCCACTCCGTGTCGGTCGACGTCATCGAGACGTGGTCGATCTGGTAGTAGCGGCCCACCGGTGTGCTGGTGGCGGTGACTACCGGCGTGAGCCCATGGCGGCTGGCCAGCGTCGATGCGATCTGGCTGGCAGTCTGGGTCTGCCACTTCTCCGTGGTCTTCGCATCGATGAGGAGCGATGTAAGGTCGCGGCCATTGAGGCGAATCGTGCGTCCGATAGGGTCGAAATCGAGCGTATCAACGTTGCCCTTGATGAGCGACGTGAGGTCCGCCTCGCTCACATTGTTCGGATCCGCAGGGAAGCCAGCGAAGATCTCCATGCGCATGGTGGATTGATCGCAGAACCATGCCAGATCGTGAGGCGCTTGCAGGTCCTTCACCGCGAGCTCGATTTCGAACGTATCGGCCTCGTGGAAGGCGTTGCTATCCACCTCAAACTCAATCCACGCGGTACAGGTGACACCCTCGACCTTGACCAGGCCGCGCGGGTTGCGCACCGGGTCGGCCGACGGGTCGATTACGGCCGCTACCGAGGTGAGTTCCTCTACATCAGCCACCGAGAATGCCTCCGGCCGTGTCCTTGCGAAGGGGCACGGCAATGTTCTTCACGCCCGTCAACACAGGGTCGCTCAGGTTGTTTGCCTTGGCGATGCCAGTCCAGGCGCCCGCGTCGCCGTATTCACTGGCGGCGATGTCCATGAGGTTGCCGCCCGAGGTCGGCAAGACACGGCCAGAGCCGGCGACCGATCCGATGTTCGTGCGCATCCGACCCACGACATCCTGAAGGGAATACAGGTTGGGCAGCTTATTGAACGCTGTGACCTGCCCGGCCAACGTGGACGAGGCAACTCCGATAGGCGTGCCGGGAAGGATGCCTCCGAGCGAGCCTACGTTCTGGATGCTGTTGCCGACGCCAGCGATCAACTGATTGGTCCGCGACAGCACGGCACCGATCGGCCCGGTGACGCTGTTGATCACGGCCGTGGACGCGTTAGCGAAGGTGGATACGCCGCGCACCGCGGAATCGAGCATGCCGAGAGCGGACGACAAAGGTCCGTCACCGATGGCATCGCCGAGGCCGAGCGCCGTACCCATGTCACCGCTCATTGCATCGTCGATGGAGTCTCCGAAGATCGCGGTGACTGGCGCGGTGAGGTCTTCCACCACCTCGCATTCGATCCGGTACGGAATCTCGTACGGGCGCCGGAAGTCTCCCTCGAACCGCGAAATGACCACCATGAAACGAAAGGAATCCCAGGTGAGCGTGAGGGCCTTTCCCTGCTTGCGCAGCGTGTCGAGGTACTGGGCGCGAGCCACTGCATCCTGACCACGGAACCAGCCGCGCCACACCTTTGGCGCGTCATCCGGTCCCATGGCGTCCACAACGCGGCGGCCGCCGACGAGGCGATGCACCACCAGCGCCTGGCCACCGCCAAAGGGCATGGACTCCGGGACTTCCATGCCCCGGAAGGTGAAGTCGCCCAGCGTAACAACCGTGGTAGCCATATCTCTCCCGTCAGCGGGCTTGGTTCATGCCGACAGGCGGCGCGGAGGTGGTGAAGTCGAAGGCGTTACCGCCGCGCTGGGGGGCGCCGAGCTGGTTGGCCAGATGAGGAGCGAGCACTTTGCCGACCTTCCGGCCATCGAGGTACACGTCCCCGGCCCCTGCCGCGCCGCCAGGACTTGGCGTGCGGATATACGGCGACTTCCCCGGGGCCATTCGGGACGGATCCACGTAGCCGGGTTGACCGGGAAGTGGTGCAGCGCCGTTGTACTTCTGATCGTAGCCGTCGTACTTCGCCGCGATGGAGTACGAATCGTTCCCGAACAGGCTCATGACCTTGCCCAGGTACTTTGTGTTGTAGTGCCCTAGGGCGTTGCCGAAACGCGTACCGTCGAGCTGGTCGCTTACAGCCTCGCCGATCTTCCAGCCAGCATAGGCTGCCATCATGATCGATGCCGCCTGCGAAACCAGCCCGATCGCGCCGGCCACCGACGTCAAGCTCTTTCCGACGGCCGCGATGCCTCCGGCGCCACCCACTTGGCTAAACAGCATCGCTGTACCGAAGCCCCGCAGGCTTCCTGCCAGCTTCACGATGCCAGCCCATCCACCGACGGCGTTGAACGCCAGCGCCAGGCCGAGGCCACGAAACGCCGCCGAGAGAAGGATCACGGTGCCGCCAATCGCCATGGCACCCGACAAGCCCACAAAAGCGAAGGTGAGGAACTTCACCTTCGCTGGGTTATCTGTCATCCACTTCGTAAGCGCTGGCAACGTCTTGTTGAACGTTTCCACCCCTTTGATCGCGAGCGGAAGAACCGTCTGGCCCAAGGCGAGCTGAAGGTCACGCTCCTTCGCGTGAAGGTCGATAAGCTGTCCCTCAAGCGTCTTCTTTGCCGCGTCCGCCGTCGGATCGATGCCCAGCGCGTGCGCATTCGCATCGGACTGGACCTTCAGCTGTGCACGCTGCTGGAAGATGCGCGCCATGAGGCCGGACGCCGTCCGGTTACCCATGATCATGCCCAGCTCGCGGATGATGTCCTCGTCGCCCGTGATGCCCTTCGACGCGAACGCCGGCAGCAGCACCTTCTCCAGCAACGCCATCTCACCCTCGTTCTCGAGTATGGACGAGCCCTTGAAAGCGCCGGGGAGAGCCTTCTTCAGCTTGCCGAGCGAGTTGAACTGGACCTTGTCCTTGTCCAGCAGGCCGAGGCGGAAAAGCTCCTGCTGCGCGGTGATGGTGCCGCGCGACTGCACCAGGTTCTGGTAGACCGACATGGCGGCCGTGCCGTAACGGGAACCGCCGAATTCCTGAATCAGGGGCTCGGCACCGAGGTAGAAGGCTTCGTTGCTACGACGCGAGAGCGCTACACCGCCGGTCTTCAGCGCCTGGAGGATGGCCGTCGAATCGACCCGGTTACGGCTGCCGGCGATGACCTTCTGCACGAAGTCCGCCTGCGTGGAGAACTCCTGTTGGCTGGAAAGGCCGCCTCGAAACTCGATGACCTTGAGCATGTTCATGA